ATATTTTTGTTTACCTACTTTTTTTATCATTTTAATCTCCTTACGGATTAACTTCAAAAAGTCGTTTTACATTCCTCACATCAGCGTGCACCCAATTAACGCCTTTTTCTATGCAAGTGATGAGTGGGAATTTTCCTTTTCTAATATCGTTCCGCACTTGTTCTGCTGGCACATTTTTTACATCAAAATCAATAGGCTCTACCAAACTTGTGCTGGCTTAATTTTGCACCTATTGTAGTATTCATTTCTCTGAAGCCACGATTCTTGAGATTGCCCCCCCAATACCAATTATTGATGGTAACAGGAACGCCATAATATTCTCTGATTTCATCTGCCGTGATGAGTATTCTATCATCCATCAGAATGAGCCAATATTTCTCATATTCCTTACTCGGCATAAATTCATACCACTTGAAATATTTGGGTTTATACATTTTATTTATTTTTTGATTACTGGCTTTATAATGTTTTGATATAATGCTGATACCAGCGGAATGGCATCAGTCACATTATTGATTCCTAATTTTTTCAGGATTTTAGGATTTGCCTTTTCAATAGTTGCCTGTGCTACTACCATTGCCTTTCCTTCATTTGTATTTACATAACTATGAATATCTGGCGAAGGCAAGTTTGCTAATTTATCCAGTATTTGAACTGGATTTGTCTCTGCAATAGAAATTAGAGGTGCTGCAATTTTATTGAATTCTTCCGTTGCCAATAATTTCTTAATCTTCTTATATTCGGCAATTACGGTTGCCAATAATCCAGATACTGCCAATATAATAGCAGTAATAGCTTCAATGTTTGCCAATATGCTATTTAATATATTTTCCATTTTTAACCTCTCCCAATATTGTTTCCAATAGTGTCTCTATTTTAGTTAGTCGTGCATCAATGTCTAATGATGTCAGTTCATCAATGCGCCTATTGATATTGTGTTGTTCGGATTTATACTGTTCCTTTTGAATTGAGCATTCCATAATATCTGACACCTTCTCATTCAATTCATAATATCTTTTTTCTATGTCTGCTATTTTGGTATTCAGCTTTCCCCACGCATAAGCGAAGGATACCAGATAAACAACGATATTGATGGCAATAGCTACCCATACGCTCATTTTACTATCCTTTATGGACATTGATATACAATTTAGCTCCTAAAACGGCTATCTTACACCCGGATTCAATCACAAAGTATTCAGATATACCCCCGGAAATTGGAATATCTGAAGTCGTAGCAGTAGGATTTGCACCAATGGCAATATGGCAATTATTGTCTGCCCATAGACGCACTACTTGCTTATCGTTTGCATCGATGACTGCAGCGGTCGCCGCTGAAGCAGATGTTCCATCTACAATTATCGGTGCAATTGTGCCAGGGTAAAATACTGGCATCGGATTACCATTTTGATCTGGAAAAAGAATATTCATTTTACACTCCTGTTACAGGTATTGCCCTGTAAATTATATTTATTAATATATTGTCACCATCATTATATTTTAATCTAATTTGATCCAGCATTGCTTGCCCTGAATTTGGGTGAGTAGTTTTTATAATAGTTACTTTTGCAGGTTCTCCTGTTTCTTCGGGATTTTGTAGAAAATATGTATTTGCTGCAGATTTTTTATAAATGGATATTACTATTCCTGTATAATTAATTAAATAACCAGAACCAATCCCTGCGTTGGTAAGCAAATCATTATGCGAAATTGTGTATCCATTGCCTCCAGAAATTGTAACATCTATACCATAATGATATATATTTGTTACGATTACATTGCTAATATTGTTAATTTGATTTTGAATACTTCCTGTAACTCCATGCAGATAACTAAGTTCTGTTTTAGTGGTCTGAATGCCGGTTAATTTATTTATATCCGTTGCTTGACCGTCCCAACCGGTTAGTTTGTTTATTACATCACCAGTAGTAGTCATTGCAGTAGCACTATTTAATCTAATGTTATCAATGCGTTTATTGCTCATTGTTTGTGAGCTTGCATCAGCAGTGACAATAGCACCAGAACCACCGAATGCTCTATTGCCTAATATCTTTTTTAAGATATTAAGGATAGTTACTTTCTTATCTTTATTTCCGTCACTGGTATCGGAAATATGCAGGAAATCTCCATCATCAATATTGGTGTAAGTTCCAATATCGTCTAATTGATATATTCGTTTGTTTGCCATTTTTTTATCCTTTTAATATTAAATTATTACCATTATGGTCTATCAAATAATTATCATAGAAATCTACCATATAATAAAATCCTTCCAGGGTGGTATAAGTAGGCATATTATCTATTTTCTGTTTGCCAATGAAACTTAATTCTAATGTCTGTCCCGCTGCAACATTCTGGCTAAAATCTTCTGGATTGATATCTGAGCTCAATATACAGAGATATCCAAGATCGTTATCATATTCATATCTCGGATAGATCATTATTCCTTCTGTTTTAGCTGCATTGAGCATTTGGATTAGTGATGCCATATTAAATACACTTGCGCCCCATGTACCCAAATTCCACATCGTAATAGTTATAACCGGGATAAACCCTTTATGCTGAACTTTCAGATTGCCGGATTTAGTTCGCCAGGTATTCTTGAGTTCTTGGAATCCAAGTTTGCCATAGCAATGCGGTAATTCCATTTCTGTCGTTCCATAAACGAATTTAACTCCGCCAAAGCCCCAAAGCATTTCAGCCATTAGTTCCAACTCCCCAAACATTCAATATCAATCAATCCATCTTTAGGATAGCCAATGTTTGTCAATATGTAATTATAGCCATCTATTTGTATTGTTTTAAATATTTCCATATATTCTTCGTTATAATAATAATCAGGTAAAGAGAAAGACAATTTGCAACTAATAGCTGTAAAAGCAATGCGATATATATATTTAATGGCATTTGCTATATTATCACCATTTGCCGCATTACTAAGAGCAGAAGACATTGTATTGACTTCTATCAATGCTCCGTCTCTGGTTTGATTGACAATATCATCATCCGGAATTATTGTTCCATCCTCAATAATGAAATTAGGATTAAGCACAGAATAATTAATATGCTTAATGCCAATTTCATTAGCTCTGATATGAAGAATGTTTGCCGTCAAGAGAACATTAAATATTGTCTCATAAGTTTTTGCTCCATCAGAAAATTCAATCTCATTGAAATCAAGCGGAGTGCTGACATATAATTTGTCCTGTTCTCCTACTTTCTCAATTTCCATTTTATAGTCAGTATCATCTATAGTCACCGTAACCGAATGAACTCCATTAACAATAAGATAAGGATAATTATGTTGATCTTCTGCCCATTCTAAAGTAGCACCGGTATTACCTAATAATGAAGCGATAAGATTATAATAAGTTACATGATTTGTTGCTGGATTACACATAATTGTTTGTTTTTGATATGGCTGAAGCAAATTTTCAGGATGGAAAAGAAATCTTTCCATTTGATACCGCCAAACCCAATTGTTTACTCCGCCGTAACGCCAGGTATGCAGGAATAAAACATAGAAAGAATTGGTTTCAGATAGATAATAGATATGAGTATAAAATCCTTGCCATAAATTAGTATATCCTCCCACGACAAAAGGTAATTCCCAACCATATAGTTCGTTATGATCTTCAATAGTAATTTGTAAATCTTGAATATACATTCCCAATGAACCAACTGCATCGTTCACATATTGATTCATATTCAATGCTAATTGTGTTACTGGCTCTGTCATTAGTTTTTGCAGATTATTGCCTTCCCCGTCTATTTTCCAAGAACTATCCCCTTCACTAAAAGTATACTCATATTTCCTTGCTTGCGTTATCCATATATCTAATGAATCCCGCAAGGTAATAGTCATACTATTATTATCGTAATTATGTTTAATGTCTTCTAATCGTAATGCCCCCGTAAAAATTGCATTTCCGCTATCTGTATCCACTAATTGGAATGCAGCATCATAATATTCAGGATAGATAGAATTTATCAATTTATTATTTATTAGATTGCCGAAGTCGCCTTCTTTCAATAATGTGATGGTTGCAGTTCTGCCATATATTTCAGAAATATTGTCTGCAGCTCCTTGTTTTGGCGAAATATCCCAATCAATGAGGTCATCTGGTTCTATACTGAATAATAGTCCCGGTTGCTCTCCATCAATTAATGTGAGCGATTCATATATATCTAATCTGGCATTCTCAAACATCTTAGCTTCCCATTATATTGAGATTCTTCTCTACTCGTTTAATAGCATTTCTGAGAGGCAATCCATCCAGATAAAGATTGAAATTCTGTTCCCTGCTGGAAGCTATTTCTCTTTTAAGTCCATCTATGGACATCATCAACTCATTCTGTTGATTATTAATATTGATATTACTAAGATTATTTTTTCCTGTAGAAGCAATTGGTGCTGGAGGAAGTTCAAAAGCACCCGGAGCAAAAGAAGGAATTGAACCAGCACCACCTATTCCGCCGGTAGCTATTTCTCTTTTAAGTCCATCTATGGACATCATCAATTCATTTAATCCCGCAGTAGCATTCCCCCAAGCAATTTGAGTTGCTGAAGCATTATTGATTTCGCCTTGGGTAAATGTATCGCTACCCTTTGTCATCAAAATCAGATATTGAGTAAATGCAGATTTCACTCCTTCAAAGAAAGATAATGAACCACCTACTGTCTCCAGATAATCATTCCAGGCATTCTTCAATTGTTGAGTTGTAGTTGCAGAAGCCAATGCCAGTCCTTTATACTTCCCTTCCAGGGCATCTAAAAGAACTCTTTGTGCTTCAAATTTTTTACCTGATTCCACAAATCCTTTTATCGTCGCTTCCTGAGTTTCATTGAACATAACACCTACCCGTCTCAGACGAGTTAGCCCCAGAAGTGGGTCTGCAAGAGAAATCCCAAGAGTTTTTGCTGCATTATCCAAACTACCCATACTTTCTGCCATATCCACAGTTAATGCTTGAACTCTCGGGAAAATCTCTTTGCTAATGCCATCAAACCTTAAAAGCGATTGAGTTGCTCCTTTGAGAATCTCCTCATCCCCGAATTTGGAAACATGTTGCAATTCTGACGCCATATTAGATAATTCTTGAGTTGTCCAATTAGCTGACTGACCCGTAGAACGCAGTTTTGCCTTTTCTTCCGGAGCAATAGAAGGAATTGTGCCAGCACCACCTATTCCACCAGTAGCTAATCCTACTAATTTCTGCATAAAAAATAATTCAAGCATCTGTGCTATAATCTGAGAAATGATTCGCATAGTTATTTCTGCCATTGACTCCCATGCATTATTCCAAGCATCCTTCATGCTTTTTGTTCTGCTAATGAAATCATATATAGTATTGCCCAGGACATTAGTTATATTTGCACTAATATTGCTCATATTTTTTTGCACTATATCCGATATATTCTTTATATTATCCGGGATTTCTGAATATATTTTTTTAATCTGATCGGCTCGCCACTTATCGAGTAAAACAGAATTTATACCTTGCTTTTGATATTCCTCGTATTCTTCTTGTATCTTCTGAATGCGTAAATCTACATAGCGGTTGCGATCTGTGGTCACTTGCAATTCAATCTCTCTGCTGGTCTCAATATATTTCTGATACGCTTCCCAGAATTTTTGGGTTTCGGCTAATTCTTTTTCATAATTTTCCTTCATCAGCATAACTTTTTCGTTTTCTATGTTTTGAAAATAATCGAATGCTTCTTTTTGCAGTTCTCTTTCTTTGGCATAATACATATTATCTATTTGTTCTTTTGTTAGAACTGTAGAATATTTAGCATCTATCTCTATTCTGTATTGTTTTAGCTGACTATCAATCCAATCCTGCGAATATTTAGCAATTATCTCATAATAATCTCTCATAGCTTCTTCATTAGTAATCAATATCTGTTTGAGATTGTTACCTGTATTGCCTAATTCTTTTTCAAAATCATCAAGCATTTTTTGTAATGCAGAAGTATCTATGCCTTTTTTGGATAATTCATTCAGTTCATTGATTCGTTTTCTTACTTCCCAAGTAATAGTTGAATATGTATTTTCTACTGATTTTGGAATCTTGCCTATATCAATCATACTATCAGTAATAATTGTAGAGATTTCTTTTGAGTCAGATTTTAACTTTTCCAGATAAGGGTTAACTTTTTTTGTATCGGCACTTTTACTCCATATATCGGCAATTGAGCCAAAAGCATTTTTCAAATCATCTCCACCTAATACTGATAATACCGCCGGCGGTAAAGCACTAATCGTATCAATTATTTTCTTGATAGTTTGTAAATATATACTTGCTAATTTCTTAAGTTCAAAATCAATAGCTAAAACGCCCTGCGATACAAGCGTAACAACCAGTGTAATAGCTCCACCGCTAATTTTCACGAGATCAGAAATCAATGTTGCTAAGCCCTTTCCCGAGACAATCAATCCCGCAGTAGCGTCTCCCCAAGCCATTTGAACCGCAGAAGCATTATTGATTTCTCCTTCGGTAAAAGTGTCACTCTCTTTTGCCAGCAAAATCAGATATTGAGTAAATGCAGATTTCACTCCTTCAAAGAAAGATAATGAACCACCTACTGTTTCCAAATAATCACCCCAAGCATTCTTTAATTGTTGAGTTGTAGTTGCTGAAGCTAATGCCAACCCCTTATATTTTTTCTCTAAAGCGTCTAAAAGATATTTCTGTGCTTCTGATTTATTCCCTGTTTCTACCAATCCCTTTATCGTTTCCTGCTGTGTTTCGTTGAACATCACTCCAGCTCGTCTTAATCGAGTCATTCCCAGAAGCGGATCGGCAAGCGAGATGCCGAGCGTTTTAGCTGCACCTTCTAAACTTCCCATACCTTCTGCCATATCCACCGTCAATGCTTGAACTCTCGGGAAAATCTCTTTGCTAATGCCATCAAATCTTAAAAGCGATTGAGTTGCTCCTTTGAGAATCTCCTCATCTCCAAAATTGGAAACATTTTGCAATTCGGATGCCATATTGCCTAATTCTTGAGTTGTCCAATTTACTGCTTGACCTGTAGAGCGTAGAGTTGTTTCTACTTGACGCATAGCGATAATTGCCTCATTATAATTCTGCAGTGACTTCTTGCCTATATCCAGAGCAGTAGTGAATGTCTTGTAGGCAATCGCAGCTAAACCTATGTTCTTGGCTAAACCCATAATACTTTTATCAAGGGTTTTTACTTGGGTAGCTGCTCTTTCTTCACCTTCTACGCCGAATATCAGACGCAATTTCTGAGTTATGTCGTTCACGCTCTTCTCTTTCCTTGTTTGCTTGAGTTTTTCTTGCTATATTCAATTGGTCTATGAACCATTGTGGTTGATTTTCCCACGAACCCTCCAGCGGATATTGATGGAAACCATTGTTGATTTCCATTAGATATTGGATAATATACCGGCTGAGAGGTGATATAATGGGCATTCCCTCGTTCTGGTCGCATTCTTCTAATTTCTCACAATATCTGCATATAGCATATTTTAGTATTTCCCTATCTTCAAGGACGGTAGAACTCTGATTGGTAAACAAGAATTCTACCGCTCTTATTAGTTTTTTTCATTATTCTCGGTGCGTTCCTTGAGTTCATTCTCGTGATTCATTATCTGCATATATACTTCATTATAGCCGTCCGGATTTTCCATAGCAAATAACTCCAATCCCTCTTCAGTAAGCGGATATTCCAATTCCCATTTCACCAAACTATAAAGAATAGTATAAAATATGGCTACAAGACCACCATTGAATACACGATTGATATTGCCATCGGTAGTTATTTCCTGAGTAAATACCTTTTCTTCTATTTTGGCATTAAGCAAAGGAGATCGAACTCTTGCCGTAGCAAAATATTTGCCATCTAATTGAATTTCATACTCAAATGCTTTCATCCGAGTAGCGAGACAATCCTTAAATTTATCCATTATATTTCTTCTCCTTTAGAATGTTTGAATTGTGACACTATTCTCTACATTATCACTAGCAATTGCTTTCATTGTTACATTGCTTTCAAATAAATCTCTATCGGGATCAGCTGAATCAAATGCTGTAACCAATGCTTGAAAAACAATAACCCAAGAACTCGTTCCAGAAACAAGTGTTATAGATTCCGATAATCGCTTATCAACACCAATATCATCCATCGGATTAAGCTCAATTTTTTCTTGCTTGAATAATCCTTTTACATTTAATTCGCCTTCCTGCCGAAGAATTATATCTCGCAATCTGGACATTGAATTAGTATAGCGTTTGGTGTCATCAATATATATATTTGTCAGAGTCAAAGAGAATTCAGTTAATCTGGTTGTTTCACCAAAATCACCTTGATAAACTATATCCCCAAATTGAACCACATCAGGGAAAGTAAGACCGGGATCAATTCCAGCAATAACTTGTTCTACTTCTCTTTCGTGATCGGTCATTCTACCTGTCATAGTGAATTCTATTACCTCTTTACTTCTGCCGGTAATTACTAATGAATCAACGGCACAACCTTTAGCAATATCAACTTTATATTTTGATTCTATTACTGTATCATCCCAAACCTTCATCATTACCAGCGATTTTGCTGTAGGTGGAGTATCGTCAAAAGTATATGTATGATCCACTGGAGCTTGATGAAACATTGCCTTAAGCAATATCTCATAATCCAGAGATAGTTTCCCCGATAGCGTGAAAGTTCCATCAGTAACGCCTTGAACTTGCTCATAGGCTGTTGCCTGAGAAGTTCCTGTTTTGTAATTAGTGTCAATCAGCTGACGATCGGGATTAAGCTCTAATTTCACAGGCATAACGGTTAAATCTTCCCAACGAATTGATAAAGTCGGAGGGCTACCCGCTCCTAAATGAGTGTTCCCGCTTCCCAGCGATGTCTCCAGTCCGATTGCTACTCTGTATTTATTACCACTTCTATAATTTCCCATTTATTTCTCCTTCTTAGGGATTTTAGTTTCATTATCAGAAATCTCATTTGTTACAGAGATTTCCAGTTCTTTTTTCTTTTCTTGCTTGGGTACTTCCTTCTGGACAGGTTCATTGACTTCCAGAATATCAGCCACCATAGCAGCCACACTATCCTCTACTTCTGTCTCCTTTTCAGCAGATAATCTGTAGAGTTTGCCATTGCAAGGTATAATCCTTGCTGTTATCCCTTTTTTGAGTTTTACAATACGCATAATTACCTCGCATTCATATATTTAATGTTAAAATTTATGCTTGATATAATGTCCAAGTCACCCACTAATTGAGTCACAAATGGCATATCAGCGTGCCAATTAATTGTCTCTAAATTTACTAATGCGGTCTTGGAATTTAATCCCGAGCTGTTTAATATTTTGCCAATTGCGGCATAGAGAACATTACAATGCTCTTTCGTTTTATTGATACCATTTTGAGTAATAATAAAGATAGATATATCCAGAAGCTGAGTCAATATTCCACCATTATCGTTTTCTGTGGTCTCAGAATTAAGCAAGATGAAGCCAAAGGGATTATTATTGCCCGAGAATATTAAGACCTCCGGTAATATACCCACCGTTCTACATCCTGCTTCCCGAAGAGCAGCCAATATTTCATCAGTTATATCGGTTATTTGATTCGTCATCTATTTGCCTTCTTGTTTTTTACAGTTTGAAGTTTGGCAATCTTCTCCAGATATTTATTACCATCGGTTTTATTGAAGCCAAAATGTTCTCGCTTAGGGAGATGAAAACCTCCCGTTTGATGTAGCAAAGCTACTCTTGCCCTGTTTTGATCCGCATAATATAGAATAGCTGCATTCGCTTGAACCTCTATACTGAGAGAACGGTGCATTTGTCCTGTATCCTGAAGAGTAACCACAGAAGAACCTAATCCCCTGGTCTGCATTATTCCACTTTTATACTCCTTGGTCATAGCAGAATATTCGTGAAAGGGTTGGTGATTGATGTCAATCCCGCTTCGAGTGCGTTTCACTATTTCGCTTCTTGCTGACATTCCCAGTTCTCTCCATTCTGACCGGGAGATTTTTCCCAGCTTGAATATAGGTGAATTATATTTGAACTCTATCATCTTGTCACTCTACCGCTGGTTATCAGAAGTGAACCTGTATCATTATCAGTTCCTACTCTCATTCGGGAAATAGCACTGGCAATTGCGTTCTGATATGCTCTGGCGTATGTCTCTGCCTTCATCTGATGCATTTGATTGAAAGTTCCAAGACCCAAATCACGATAAATCAATTCCAATGCCTTCATATCACAAGCAGTAAGGAAGGTTTCTGCATTTGTAATTAAATCTAATGCCTCTTCATCTGTGGAAGCGTCTGTGCGATTATAGAGGATAGTCAATATATCATTCTTTACTGCTTCTCTTGCCAATTCCAGTTTTGCATTCCAGGTTCTATTTACTTTGGCAATAATCCAGATATTCTCAGTAAGCGTAAAAGATGTAGTTTTGCCATCTTCTTTCAGAACTTCTATTTTTGTTCCATCTCCTTCCATCAGGTTGGAGACACCAAATAATGTTTCACCTTCATAATATAATATTGTATTTATCTCGGCTTCGGGAATATCCCATTCTCCGGCAACCTTGATTTCTGAAGTATGAGATATACCGGCTGAATCATTATAGACAATAGAATCAATAGATTTATTTATATCTATGATTTTAGCTGTTTTATTACCTTGAATCGCAGGAATAGAATCATATCC